ATATTTTATTTTTTTCAATCTCGCAAGTTGCCCTCTCATGTTCTCTAGCGTGTTGTGAGAATGAACGGCATTCCTCTATACTTGTTGCTGTAACTGGTAAATTATCACCGCTTGACGTAACTAAGTGAGTACCACCACCACTAATAGCAGCACTAGCAGCAGCAACCAGTATCATATTGTTACCGTTTCCCTTATCTTCATCACTCATAATGTGCGTTCTATTTTTAGCCTAAATGATTCAGCGTGTAATAAATTCATTAACCTATCATAAGCAAATTTTGATGAGGCTCCACCAACCCTGCCATTGAAAACAACTATATTTGACACTGGTAATATACAACCTAAAGAATCGCTAACAGTATTACCTTTGTGGAATAATATATGCGTTCTACCAGGCACGCTTTTAACTTCATAAGTTGGACCGAAACGTGGCGAGTTTGTCATTTTAACTGTGTACTCCCCCTCTGGTATGCAACTTTCGTTTGCTACGTTATCAAGCCAAGGCCGCTCAACAGTGTGACAGATTAAGTTATTGCCATTGTAAAGCTTACCTATTGTCACATCGTCTGTACTAAATGTCTTTAATGTAAGTTGTTTCATTTTTAATCGCTATATATCCGTTACTAGTACAGGTAGTTTACCATTTTTAGTCGTTAACGGCATAATTTACCTTATTGTTTTGTATTGCGTAGCACGTTATTAAATGGTTTATTATTAAATTAACGCAATGCTCGCAAACATATTTACCTTTATTAGTGTTTATAACGTAATAGCCAGCACCACTATACAAATTACCCTTACATAGTCTGCATATTCTTGTTGTGTGGGTTTTGGCTATTAGCATTATAATTACCTCTTGTTTAGCCTGTATGATTTATACAGGCTGTTTAGTTATTGTTTAAAAAGGTGGTGTGTTGTCCTGTGGAAAATTAGGCGCTTGTTGCCCCTGGTTTCCATGCGGCCATTGTGCTGATTGTTGAGGCGGCTGCTGTTGTGGCGCTTGCTGGTTAAAATTACCTTGAGCTGGCGGCTGCTGTTGGTTAAAGCCTCCTTGTTGCTGTGGCGCTTGTTGAAACCCACCTTGATTAGCTTCAATGTATTTTGCACCCTCAAGTCGTGCGTTTTCCATTTGAAGTTTAATGTATTGCTTGCCGTTGCTCTCGCTAACATCAACTTTTAATTTCTCACAGTTAACCACAACATAATTACCCTCTACTAACGATGTATTATAGTAATCAATTTGAGCTGGTGACTTGGCAAAAATAGCCGCGCTGTAGTTAGTGTAATTCTTTTCTCCTGTTTGCCGGTCTTTTATCATTTCTGATAATTCAATAATAAACATTGTGGTCTGTCCATCTTGGCCCATTCCAGCTTTAACGTATGGTGCTTTTCTTAGCTCGCCAGGTATAACATGCATTTTTATCTTTCCTATTTAGTTAATCGTTTTATAAATTCGTTTTTCTTTTCTACAAAAGCAAACACCTTGTCTTGCATTACTTTTATATATTCTTCGTCACGCATAACGCGTTGCTGCAAATAACTTGCCTCACAATCTAGCCTTGGATCAAAGCTTACAAAGTCACACCAATCACGACCACTAACCCAAAGCTGCATTTGTATCTGTGCTTTGTAATCTGCGCTGTAATCGTCAGACAATGCCCGGTTTATTTGCGTTGTTGTTGTAGGGCATTTTATTTCTAGCAAGCCATCATCACCAACTAAACCATCAGGTGATACGCCTATAAACTCGTTTAACTCAATAAAAGCAACTTCCTTGACTGTCACAAAGTCGTTGTTTATTTCATACATTGAACGTGCTTGAGGCTCTGTTTCTGTACCCCAGCGCATAGCATCATTTTCGAAAAACGGTTTTGATTGTCCTGTAAGTGCTTCTGCTATCAGCTCCATCATGTAAGATTTTGCCTTTTGACTTGGTGAAGCTCCACGCCCTTTTGATAATACGTCTCCTACTCTTGAGGCGGTTACTTTTCCTAGTCGCATTGTTAACCATTCAGCACTACCTTGTTCGCAAGTTTCTATAATTTTCATTATGATGCAGCCTTTAATATTTTTTTATAGTCTTTTTCAAGTATTTCATTAATGTTAATAAATTTATAACCGCTACTTATTTTCATCCCTTTTTCTGTGTAATGCCCTGAATCATCACAAAGTAAAGGCACTAATAAATCTACCTGTTCAGCGCTAATTGTTAGCTCAACTTTTGTCGACCCATCCCCTTCATATTCTCCATTTATATCTTCACCTGCCCATAAATCAATACCTAAGCCATGTAGAGCAATAGCTTTTGTTAGCGCTCGCATCTGGCTTTTATTTATGTCATTAGCTTTTGGCGCTGTAGCTGTTTGGTTTTTAAAGTCTAAAACAGGCATCATCTGTGTTTTTGATATGCCGTTAATAGTAACTGTACACTCAACAAAGTACCCTAATTCTGTTTTTAAATACGGCAAATAATCCCACTTGGTCATCTCCCAAGACATACCAGGGAAAAGCTTTGTGGCCTCTCTTACTGCGTTAGACCATGAAAGGTATCTAAACTTTCCTTTCTCTTTTGTTAATGGCATTACATCAACGTTATTTAATACCTTAAAAACATCATTACTCATTATTCTTCACCTTCTAACAAATTATCTATAACTTCCACTCTATTCCAGATAGAGCCGTTAATATTGTTTACAGTGGTGTTATTACCTGCTATTTCCTCAGCTAACTCTAAAAGCTCTAACTTAACTAACGTTAGACTACATTCAGCTATTGTTTTACTTTGTGGGATGTTGTGTGGTTGCATATTTGTTCTCTCATATTAAAATTATTTGCTGGTTATGGCTTAGTCATTTTGTTCGTAGAAGTTGACGGGATACCACCAGCGGGGGTTGCTTAACTCCTATGCCGTTAATATTATACTAACCACAGGTTAAGTCAAGCGCTTAATTAAATTAATTTACAATTTGATTTAAGCACCGTAATAGCTTATATTGACGTTAACTTTATTAACTAACGGATACGATAATGAACTTAGAAAAATCTTTTAATATGGCCCTTGCTAGTCGTGACATGAAGAAAAAAGACCTAGCCGCACAAATGAAAGTAACTCCATCATACATTACCCAGGTAACTAAAGACGGTCGCTTGTCAGTTGCTAAATTACAGGAACTAGCAGAGGCGCTAAATTATAAAGTATGGGAATTTATACGGCTTGGTGATGATGGCTGATCTACTACTGGATATTATTTTATATTTCATACCAGCATATAATGATTAGCCCCAGATAGGGGCTTTTTTATGTCTATTAACCTCTATTGTGTTGGTTTAATTTATCAATAACCGATTTACCGCCTATTATTTCGCTGTATTCGCCATCGTCTTTGTACTGATGCCAATAACGTAGAGCCTCTATATTTGCCTCAAATTCGTTTGAAGCTGAAACACCCCACAACCCAAGTTTACAGTTAATAGATGTTTTGCCGTTTTTTCTTGTTCTTTTCGTTATACATTTGTTAAATTGCTCTTTGTATTTATAACCCTGCATATTAACCTCTATTGTGTTTTTTAATAACCATCTTGCCAAACTCGCCCATAGTTGGAGATATAAACAATCCATGCTCGTCCAGTGCCTTTCCTTGTGCCTCGTAAAATCTTTCTTCCCATCTTTTCCATTCTTGTGTAGCGTGAAATGCCTCGTTATCTGAACGCATCTTTAATACTGCAAAAAAACCAGTTAGTAACGCCAAGACAATGTTAATAATAACACTTATTACTAGTAACCATTCCATTCTATTAACCTCTATTGTTTTGGTTTAATCTATTTGTTATTTGTTGCAACGTGTTTATAACTCCTATTTAATCTTCAACTTCTAATAACTCGTTAGCTAAAGATATTAACTTCTTAGCCAATTCAAGCGCTTCTTTTTTATTTAATATCCCTGTATCAACTTCATCAACAGTAACTTCAACAAGTCTATTGCTTATGTGATTTAATTCAAAATTCATGTTTATAACTCCTATTTAATATTGATTTTTTTTAATGCTTTTACAGCCCCGTCTTGACCGTATGACCTGTTATATACACCAATCACAACATTAAAACCAAACTCATTTTGCATGACCTCACCGTCACGAGCATAAAACTTAGCTATATTATTAATTACACGATAAACAACCCCTCTAAATTTATAAACACCGTCATTTTTTGTTTTGGCTTTTTCATTGATAAGTTTTTGGTTTTCTATTGTCAGTCCGTATTTTATTGTCATTGTTTATAACTCCTATTTAATTAAT